CCGTAATTTCCATCCGACTTTAAACCCACGTAACTATCAATATACATTTCTATAGCTGACGCATGCGCTTGCTTTATATCTTCACTTGAATTAGGTATTCCACCTATTTCTTTTTCTGTTACTGATAGCTTATTCCAAAGCTTATCTGGACGGTTCATTGAATACCCACGATAACCTCTTCTTTTAAAATAGTATAAAAGCCTAGGCTTATTATTTTCACATAATAAAGGCATTCCGTAAAACACACAAGCCATTAACACGTCTTCAAAAAATATCTCAGCTGTTTGAGGTCTTGCTACATATTCCAAAAAGAAAGTGCTCGGTGGAGCATCTTCCATACTAAACTTAGTTAAACCGTGTAAAGCTCCTTTGGATCCTCTACCGTCAGTTGTTCCAGATATATCATAACTATCACAACCAAAAGCACCCATATGTTCATTGCCTGGATGTCTAACTCCATTTTTTATTACTTGACGATTTTGAATATTGTAAGAAGGAGTCCATGTTATTAAAAACCTACCCTGAGGATTTGGGCTAAACACTACTCTAGAGTCTTTTATCCCATTTTCCCATTGAAAACTTCCTCTTGTTACAACATTGCTATTAGCTAAATCTTCGTTGTAATCTATTTGCTCATATATTTTTGCTAAGTTAAAGATACTGTTTTTAGTCTCATCTCTAAAAGCGTGTTCCTCTGTACGCGGGAATTGTCTGTAATATTCATTTAAAGCGTCCTGGTCGCCTTTTAATCCATCAGCTTCATTATTCCAATGCTCTATGACCCCGACTTCAATAGAGTCTCCGTGCGGGCCTTCACAATCTTCAGATGGGGTATTGAATACAGGCATCCCATAAGCGTCAATGAATCCCTCGTAATTCCATTCCATAGGAATGAACAAAGAATATAATCCTGAGCGAGTCTGTCCATTGGCGTTTCTTTTTGTAACATCTGATGTTCCATATAATTTCTTAAAGTTTTCACCTCCTTTGTCAAGTGCGTTTGAGGTAGACCCCATCATGCACTTACCAATAACTCTTGCTCCTAATCTTAAGGTTGTTTTCGTAACCCTCCAGTTGTTGAGGATGTTGTTCGGCCTCTCCCATTTCCCTGATTCGTCGTGAACGAGTAGTTTGAGCTTCTCTCCATCGTACGCATTGTCACCGGTGTTTTTCCAGTCAATCGTGGTGTCAAGACCCGATATGATTTCTTTAGCTTTATTATTGTCGAGTTTTCTCCTGGTAAGCTTCGAGGCGGGTACACGATAGGCCAGTTCTGTTTTCGGCCTGTCCATTCCGTCTTGTACTGGTTTAAAGAAAAACGGGTAATTGACTGATATTGGTACAACTTTATCAGTGAACATTTTCTTCGCATCGGAACCAGATTTGGACAAAATCCCAAATCGCGAGTCGCTTGATATGGTTGCCATGTTAACGGTCTCCCCTGACGCCATGAATGAAAATCCCGAACGCCTGTTCTTGAGATAGCACATACCATAACTTCTTTTGTCTGCTTTGCAAGCCTCCCAGAATATATAGAATAATCTGTTTGATTCTCGAAACTCTGGCTTCCCAACATCAATCTTGGACCACTGCAAGTACATAAAATGAGTACCAGTAATGTAAGTATCCACATTCTTATTATTGAACCAGTGACCGTTTTCTCTTTTATTAAATTGCCCATCTATATATATCCCCCATTTGATTTTAAATTCTTCTGGATAATCTCTCCAATCGAATATACTAGTTATAGACTTTAGTTCCCTAGGGTACTCCTCAGGCGTCCATTTGTTTGTTTTCTTATCTATTTTAGGAGGGGCTTTTGGTAAAGCAATCCTAAGATTTTGTATTTCATATATTTCCCCAATCTGACCGGTTCTACTTATAACAACAACATCATGCTCTTTGTTGTATCCGTATTCCCATTTTTTACTTTTATTCAACCTAGAAATAGTGGTCAGTTTTATAGGTGTTACAACCTTGTATAAGCTCTGCTCGTACATTACTTAGATTTTCTTTCAGCAAAACCTTTAAACTCGACTGCTTCACTTTCTTTTCTTGGCTTATTTTCTAGTATGCGTTCCTCTTCTTCTATACGGTTTAATATTTCAAAAGCATCAAATATAGCTAACTTTTTAGTAGCGGCAGCGTTTTTTAATTTGTCAGCTGTTAGGTCGTCCTCAGAATCTACTATAGGCTCTTTAGCAACTTTTATCAGTTCTTCAACTGCTACTTGCCCAGCTTGGATTATATTCCTCTTCGTTTCCTTGATATTCATATTTGATTGTGATTGAATTAATGGGTACCCGGTATAACCTCTGCCCTTCTATTACAAATTCGTATTCCGAACTTGGTTTAAAACCTACTAATGATTCTTCTTTAATTTTATCATTACCAAATTTTACAATACCTATTAATGGTTTTTCAAAATCTACAGAAAACATTTTGTCTTCTTTTATAGGTTTAACAAAACAGAATCCTTCCAGAGCTTTCCATTCACCATCTCTTTTAAACGCATATATTTGATCAGCTTGAACAGTATAAACATCTTCGCTTAGATAATTCTTACTATTTTTTTCCTTGCCTCTTACATCTCTAAATCTTCTAAATACATTGTGATGTACAATTACGTCGTCATCTTCTTTTAGCTCTTCATTGCCAACTAATGGTAAATTTAATACTGTACCCACTCTATTGGTATAGCTGTGATTTTGTAAATCTGTATTAAGTAACAATGTTTGTCCTTCTATTTCTTTAGAACCTGTGGTTCTATTTCCTTTAGGTGATACTAAATAATTAAAAACACTCTGCATTCTAGTATTTTAAATCATACTCGATGGACACAGACATGTTTTTATTGAAGTCTTTCCAAGGCATTATAGAATCGTTCTTTGTTATATATATAGAGTACTTGTCTTCCTCTTCTAAAATATGAGCTATAGTATGACCGCCATACACTTCCTGTCCAACAGAATAGTGCATAGCGTCATTCTTATAGTCTTTTCCTATGCTTATCTTACGAATTAGGTGCATCAGTAATAATACCTGTATTTAAGTCAATATTAACGGCTCCGTAAATTTCTTCTAAACTTTTCTGCATATCTTTCAACGCACCAGACTTTATGGATATTGAATGCAATAACTCATGCTTGTGAGCTTCTACACCCCCTATCTGCAATTGCACTTCGTTGATATCATTAACGATTGTCTTTAAGTCTTTTAATTCTGTTTCAGTTAATTTAACTTCTTGATTTAATTCTTTTACTTTACTCATAATGATTTAATTTAATTGTTACTATTTGGTTTTTGTATATGGAAATGCTTTATTTAGCGCTTCTTTTCTTTTGTTACATCCGCAATCTCCGGGTAGCTTATCTACTATAGCTTTAATCCCTGTTGCTTTTGTAATTTTTTCTATTGTGTCTCCTAGTCCTTTTGATCCCATTAGCATTTCCAGTTTCTTCTAGCGATATCGTTTGGGCAATCTCCATTTTTGTCTGGATCTTTACACTTTTTAATACCTGCAGATCTAGCGCAATAATTTTCTTTTCTATCCCCTCCGCCTGGCTGAGGCGCTTTTAAATTACCGCCAGTTTTGTTATTATATGTTTTTCTTTCAGCCGCACTCATACCTGCTTTGTAAGGTTTAGTTCTTTTAGCGGGTGACGCTTTATCTACAGCTTTGCTTACCAAAGAACCGATTATAGCTTTACCAGCCATAGCTACTAGAGGCGCTATTTTTGCAGGTGATTTTGCACAACTTCCTTTTTCCTCCTTCTTTTTACCAGGTACTGGAGAATACCCTTCCCAGCATCTTTTTAATACTGGGGATTTAGGTTCTTGCTTATATGCCATTATTTAAAGTATTTCATTTTTAAAGGTGTTTTCTTTTTAAAGAAATCTGGTGTTTTCTTTGACAATGCCCCCAATAGTTTTTTATTATCTGTAGCTTCTGTTTTACCTAGCTCTCCAAAATTTATAGGCTTTGATGAATTTACTCCGCCTGCTTTAATAACATCATCCTGAGCAGCTTTTCCGCCAACATCACTTAATGACATATTTCTTTCTGTGTTCAATACGTCCTTGTTGCTGTTAATACCTATGTTTTGGTCAGTTTGATTTTTTACCCCTTTTACAACGTTTTGTGAAATTTTAAGATTTGTTTCATCCTGAGTTTTATTTCTCGCTAGCCTCTGGTTTCTTTTGTTGTATTCTTTACCAGTAGCAGGATTAATAGCTCCTGATCGACGCAAGCCTCTGTCAATTTTCCTTTGAGCAGCCTTCTCTGTTCGAGCACCTACTTTTCCTGACCTAATAACATTACGTCTATCTAAAGAAGTTTGAGCATCGCCTTTGTCTCTAGTTTTATTTGCTGTAAATTCGTTTGATTCACTAGTTTTGCCTTTAATTTCTTTGTCAGGTTTGAATGTGCCATCGCCTACTTGACCGCCCGTCTTCTTGCCTTTAGTTTTGCTTCCGTATTTAGCGTGGTATTGATCAATTCCACCTAGTTCTTTAATCTTGTTAGTTCTCCAATCTAACTGCTCCTGGCTTAAACCTTTTAAAGATTTACCAGTATCGTAAACATCCTTTTTGTTTTCTTCGCCTTTCTCAAAAGTACTACCAGTTTGTTTTTTTGTAAGAACATTAATACCTACCTTTTGCTTAAACGGAGAAGCTTTCATTGAATACCCTTTCATCTTACTTGGTGATGGAATATCCTTAGTCTGATTGTTTCCGTGAACGCCAGCAGGACCAACGTCTAATAAAGGTTCTTTCACACCTTTCTTTTGATTAAATAAGCCGGTGCTTATTCTTGCCGTGATCGGCGTGTTTTTACTACCTTTAGTTCCCATTGTGATTAGTTATTAGTTTTTTAAAATTCTAGTGTTGGTGCTTCCATGTCGTCCATCGGATTAGTGGCTCCTAAATTTGTATCAATTTTTTTAGCTTTAGGCACATCTAATGCCTCTTGCTTTTCCTTTGTTTTTTCTGGAGCTAAGTCAGCGGTTTTACCTTTTGCACTTTTATCAGGCTGATTAAGAGCGCCTCCTACAATAGATCCAACATCTACAAATTCCTTGTTAGTATTTGCAGCTCCGTCAACCAATGCTTGGTTCATCTTAAGTGGTGAGTTTTTAGCTCTTGCTGTAATAGGTAAACAAGTCTTTTTAGCAGGGCTTCCTAAATTACCGC